TTTACAGTTCTTCCCTTTTCCTTTTAGAGGTATAAATGAATAGTACTTCAGTTAAGAAGGATCAGATATTCTTCTCTAAAGCTCAAGTAGCTTATCTAGAGAGTATCTATCCTGAAAGAATTATGAGAGCAGATACTTCAGAAGCAGAGGTACGCCAGTACTTCGGTGCTAGAGAAGTAATCATGTTCATCAAGAGTAGAATCCGTGATTAGAGATGCTACTCTACAAGATATATCAGACTTAGCTAGACTAGGTATGATGATGCACGCAGAGTCAGACTACAGAGATATTCCTATGAATACTTCTAAAGGTGCTGACTTCCTAGTGCATATTCTGTGTAATCCAGATAAGTACAAAGTAACTGTAGCTGAAGGTGCTTCAGGCGTATTCGGTATGCACATCGGACTATTGCAGGATTACTGGTTCAGTGACGAGATAGCTGGGTACGATGTTCTACTGTACATCTCTCCAGAGAAGCGAGGAAGCATTGCCGGTATTCGAATGATTAAAGCGTTTGAAGACTGGGCTTTCTCTAAGGGCGCTATTGAAGTTCGCCCTGGGTCTACTACAGGTATCTCTCCAGAGGTAGTCAAGGAACTCCACGAGAGACTTGGGTACAGTACTGTTGGATACACATTCCGAAAGGTACGACAATGTGCGGTGGCTACACAGGCCAGAAACTAGGTCTTGACATTACCGGTTATGAAGAGCGTAAGAAGCAAGCTGCTCTAGCTGCTGAAGCTCAAGACCGTGCTACCAAAGCTGCTCAAGAAGCCGCTAAGGTTGCAGAAGAACAAGCTGCTCAACAAGCAGCGATGCAATCAAACTTTGCAGCAGACTTGACGCAAGAGAATATCGGCACAGTAGTTGCTGGTGGCTCTGCAGAACAGACGATGGCTACTTCCGATATGAAGAAGAAGTCTAAGCGTGTGTCAGGTCTATCGAGTGCTCTCGGTATTAACGTATGACGAACCGAGTCACGCATAAAGCCTTGTTTGAGAAGTTGCGTGACGATACGGTTGTTCAGAAGAGTGAGCGGTATGCTCACTGGACGTTACCGCAACTCATGGCTGACTTCTCAGAGACGAGAGGTACAAGCTCTCTTGTAGTCGAACGGGACTATCAAGAGATTGGAGCTATCCTGGTGAATCATCTTGCCAGCAAGCTCGCAGGGTTGCTCTTTCCGAGTAACCGACCGTTCTACCGTATTCAACCGTCTGATGAATTCGTGGGTGCTGCTGAGAAGGCAGGCGTTAAGAAGACTGAACTAAGCTCTTCTCTAGCACGTCTAGAGATGGAGTCGTGTCAGAACCTCTTCATGAATGCCTCGTACAACCAGCTAGTCACGCTTCTGAAACATCTGATCATCACAGGTAACGCTTTGCTGTACCGTGACTCAGACGATAAGAAGTGCTCCGTGTACGGACTGCAATCGTTCGTAGTACGGCGTGATGGTAAAGGACGTATGGTTGACGGAGTTCTACGTGAGTTCACTTACGTTGAGTCTCTGGACCTTGATATCCAAGAAGCATTGAAGCGTGTGAATAAGAGTAAGTTCAGTAGACCTGAGCAACAGGTTGAACTGTTCACTCGTATCCATCGTAAAAAGGTGCCTACTGGTCGTGCAATCTATGAGATTACACAAGAGGTCGATACGATTCCCGTAGGGGAAATGAGTACTTACCCTGAGCATCTGTGTCCCTGGCAGTTCCCTACGTGGAATCTGATCGCAGGTGAGCACTATGGTCGGGGCATGGTTGAAGATTACGCAGGCGGCTTTGCTCGTTTATCTGATCTGAGTGAATCCCATGCTTTGTACGCTGTTGAAGTAATGCGTGTTGTGCATCTTGTTGCTGCCGGTTCCGGTACCGATATTGATGACCTCGCTAACGCTGAGACAGGTGAGTACATACGTGGTGATGGTAACTCAGTTCTAGCGCACGAGTCTGGAGACGCACGTAAACTTGAACAAATTCAACAAATCATTACAGAAGTCTTCCAAAGACTAGCACGTGCATTCATGTACAGTGCGAACACGCGTGACGCAGAACGTGTCACAGCGTATGAGTTGAGGCAACAAGCTATCGAGGCAGAGAATGCTTTGGGTGGGGTGTACTCCTCACTTGCAGAAAGCATTCAAGTTCCTCTTGCACACATCCTCATGTTCGAAGCTAAGCCGCAAACGCTGGATAGCATCATTCGTGAAGATGTGAAGCTAGACATCATGGCAGGTATCCCTGCTTTAGGTCGAGCTTCTGATGTGCAGAACCTTGTGCTGGCTGTACAAGAAGCTGCAACTGTTGTGCCTGTGCTTGCACAGATTCAAGCTGCTGATCCTCGGATCGACATTAAGAAAGTCATGGATATGATTTACGAAGGTCGTTCTGTGGACGTAGACAGAATCTACAAGGATCAGGACACTCTAGATGCAGAGGCTCGTGCTATGGCTCAGCAACAGCAAGGCCAGGCCCAGATGGGTGCTGCCGTAGATGCTGCGTCTCAACTTGAACAACTTAATCAGATGACCAAAGGTGCGTAACTAATGCCTGACACTAACCTCCCTCCGAACGTCCCTCCTGCGGGTGGCCCTCCAGTTATTCCTCCGGCCCCCACACCACCTGGTACTCCTCCTGTACCACCAGCTCCTGCTCCTGCAGAGCCTAATGCTGACTTCACAAAGGCTGTAGAAGCCCTTGCTGCTGCACTAGGTAAGACTGGTACTAACCCTCCTGCTACAGGTACTGAAACTCCTGCAACTGTTGATCAAGAGAGCTTGAACAACATGAACATCGAGAACATCCAGAATCCTGTAATCAAGAGCATGGCTCAAGTCATGCAGACTGCAGGTAAGGGTCTGGACATGGATCGTATCTTCAAGAAAGCCTTAGAGTCTGGTGATGCTGAGCTACTTGATGTTGCGTACATCAAAGACAAGGCAGGTGCTAATGCAGAGCAACTCGTAACGATTGCTAAGGGGATTGTTCAAGCTGTTCAGGCAGACACTGAAAAGTCTGTCGGTGCTATTCATGCACTGGCAGGTGGTGAGGCTCAATGGAATGCTTGTGTCTCTGCGTTCAATACGAACGCTCCGCAAGAACTGAAGCAGGTTATCTCTACCATGTTGAACTCTGGTAACAATGACCAGATTCAAGCTGCAGGGAAACTTCTAATTCAATTTGCACAAGGACAAGGATTCGTGCCGAACCAACAACCTATCGTTCAAAACGGCGGTGCCGCTGTGTCAGGTGCTCAAGCCCTAAGTAAGGCTGAGTTCCAAGCTGAGCTGCAGAAGCTCGATACGCGTAGTGCTACGTACCAACAAGAACGAGACACCCTCTTCAATCGCCGTGTACTCGGTAAGAAGATGGGCAAGTAATACCCAAGCTAAGACTTTACACAGGCTTGTTCAAATTTAACTCTGAAAGAAGATAATGGCTAATACCACTTATGCTGCTGCAAATACCCGTCCACATTGGGCTGGTACGGATGCCGACCTCGACATCCACCTGGAAATGTACGAAGGCGATATCGAAGGCTCGTTCCGAGTTCAGTCGATGTTCCGTTCGGAAGGTCTGACTAACTACAAGTCGGTTGCTAATCAATCGAACACCTGGCGTGGTGATCGTATCGGTGGCGTTGCTGTCAAGGGCCGTACCGCTGGTCAAGCTCTGGATAGCTCGCGTATCGTGAATGAGAAGTTCGTGATCACTGTTGACACGACTTCGTACATCCGTACCCCTGTTGACTACCAGGATAACTGGACTGCTCCAGACTTCCAAGCTGAGTACTCTGCTGAGCACGGCTCGGCTCATGCTAAGGCATTTGACCAAGCTCACATCATCCAGCTCATTAAGGCTGGCTCGTGGGTTGCTCCTGCCTCGCTGAAGGCTTCTGGCGCATTCTACGATGGTATCCTGGAAGAAGTCACTGGCTACGCTGCTGAGACCGATGCTGCTGCTAAGGCAGACCTGCTGGTTCAGAAGCACAAGGAAGTTGTTGCTGAGTTCGTTAAGCGTGACCTTGGTGGTTCGCTCAGCGAGTTCGTAACTCTGATCACTCCAGATGCTTTCAATGTCCTGCTGGACCACGACAAGCTCATGAACGTACAGTTCAGCGGTAATGACACGGCTGGTAACAGCTTCGTTCGCCGCCGTATTGCTATGCTGAATGGCTTGCCTGTTATGGAGACTCCACGTTTCCCTACCGGCGCTATCACTTCGCACTTCCTGGGTTCGGCCTTCAATGTGTCGAGCGCTGAAGCCAAGGCAATGCTGATCGTGTTCCACCCACGTAAGACTCTGGTTACGGTTGAAGCTCAACCTATGACCGTTCGTATGTGGGATGACGAGAAGGAATTCAACAACGTCCTGGACTCGTACGCAATGTACACCGTAGGTATTAAGCGTGGCGATGCTGTCGCTGTGCTGTCTACGGACTAAGTAGCACCTCTAAGGGGAATCACATTCGTGGTTCCCCTTTTTTCGTTAGAGGAATAAATGAAACTATTAGATGCAGTGAACTTGATCCTACCTAAGCTAGGTGAG